GGGACGTTTGTTGTCATACCAGGACCCGAACACGAATGAGACTCGCCTGATGAATGTGACGGAGTGGGGTAAGTTCCTGCGTACGTTGCCTGAATGGCAGTCAACTGATGAGGCTAAGACGTTGTATCGTGATGTGGCTTCTACTATTACTAGAGGTTTCGGAGCAGTGAAAGGTTAACCATTATGGCTTTGACTAAACAAGAACGCCAAGAATTATTTATTCAACAGCGCACCGCTGAACTTCAAGCTGCTGGTAAGCCTGTTGATACTGCTGCTCTTAATGCTCGTTTCGCTGAATTATCTGCTACTCCTGAAGGTCGTAAGCAAATTACAGCTAAGGTTCAGTTGGCTCAACGTCCAGCGAATGACACCGCAACGACGCTGCCAGATTTTGTTGCTACCCCAGCAACACCAAGCAATGAGGCACCGACTGGTCCAACAATCCCAACAACGGTTTACAACCCTGTAACCCCATCTACCCCTACGGTGTTGCCAGTTGGCAACGCTGCTGCCGATGAACTCAAAGCTGTGCTTCGTCGTTATGGTCTTGAAGGATTGTTCGATTCTTTGAATCAGGCTGTTATGGCTGACACGACATTGGTGCGTAACGCTGATGCTTTGTTCGGGTCTATCCGTGAAACACCAATCTATAAAGAGCGGTTCAAAGGTAACGCTGACCGTGTGGCTAAAGGTTTGCCTGAGCTTTCTGAGGCTGAATACATCAACCAGGAAATGTCATACAAAACAAATCTAAAGAACCTCGGCATGCCAAAAGGTTTCTACGATACCCAAGAAGCCTTTGCCAACTTCATCGCCAATGACATCTCCCCAGTCGAACTAGCCCAAAGAATACAACAAGGGTATAACGCAGTAACCCAAGCCAGCCCAGAAGTAGTCACCCAACTAAAGCGAATGGTGCCAGACCTCACCGATGGTGACATCGCCGCCTACTTCCTAGACCCACTCAAGTCAGGTCAAGAAATAGAACGTAAAGCCCGTGCCGCACAAATCGCTGCAGCAGGCGTAACCCAAGGCGGCATGCAAATCACAACTGCACAAGCAGAACAGTTAGCACAACAAGGTGTAAGCGCAGAACAAGCACAACAAGGCTTCACCCAAATCGGACAACAACAAGAACTATTCCAAACAAACCTCCTAGGTGAACAAGCACTCACCCAAGAAGAAATCGTTTCAGGAGTACTCACCAACGAACAAGCCGCAGCACAACGAATCGCACGTCGCCGACGCGGACGCACCGCAGCATTTGAAACAGGCGGAGGATTCGCAGGACAAGGCGGACAACAGACAGGACTCACCACAGTCGGCATGTAATGTGTTATAGTTCGTAATACCTTCACGGGCAACCCCCGAACCGTGCGGAGCAATAGGGGTGACAAATCAACAGCAGCCATCACTACCCTCCAGAGTGATGTGGGCAAAAGGAGAGTGCCATATGTCAGATATTGACAACTACGACAGCGAAGACCAGATGGAAGACAACCGAAACCCTGTTAGGGCAAGGATGCGTCAACTGGAAAAGGAAAACGCAGAAGCCAAAAAACTTCTCGCCGAAGCCGACGCAGCCAAACGAGAACTAGCGTTCGTGAAAGCAGGCATCGACCTGACTGCACCAGCGTCAAAGTATTTCGTTAAAGGCTATGACGGTGAACTTTCCCCAGAGTCCATCAGACAAGCTGCAGTGGAAGCACAATTGATTAGTCCCCCAGAACCAAGCCCGTTAGTGGAAGAAGCACAAGCTTGGAACCGAACAGCAAAAATTGCTGCAGGTTCACAAACCGCTCAACCACCAATCGACTGGAACCGCAGACTACAAGATGCGCGGAACCCACAAGAAGTAGACGCAATTTTGGCAGAGGCACGAATAGCATTAGGAAATTCATAAACCTCTAAACCAAAGGAAAAATTAAAATGGCAGGCGAAACAACAACCTCGTCACTGTCCGTAGACCAGGTAGCGTTTGACCGTTTGGCGTACTTCGCCCTTCGTTCAGAACTCCTCTTCGACCAGGCAGCAGACGTACAACCAGTAGCACAGGCAATGCCAGGAACTGGCGTAACATTCACCATCTTCAGCGACATTGCAGCAGCAACGTCAACGTTGAACGAAGTTACCGACGTAACCCCAACCGCATTGTCCGACAGCCAAGTAACCGTAACCCTCAACGAATACGGTAACGCAGTAGTAACCACCGCCAAGTTGCGTGGAACAGCGTTCTTGGATGTTGACTCTGCAGCAGCAAACATCATCGGTTACAACGCAGGCGATTCAATCGACCAGGTTGTCCGTGAAGTTCTTGCTGGCGGAAGCAACGTTGTCTATGCAACTGGTGGTTCAACCACACCAACGAGCCGTGAGTCAATCTCGGCTGACGACGTACTCGCCGCTGACGACGTTCGCAAGACCGTCGCACAGCTCCGTGGAGCCAACGTAGCAACCTTCAACGGTTCATACATCGGCTTTATCCACCCAGACGTATCGTACGACTTCCGTTCGGCAACTGACGCAGCAGCATGGCGTACCCCTGCTAACTACGTCAACCCAGAGGGAATCTACAACGGCGAAATCGGCTTGTTCGAATCCGTACGTTTCATCGAAACCCCACGCGCAAAGGTATTCACCAACGCATCGAACGGTACCAGCACAACTGGTTCAATCGACGCGTATTGCACGCACATCATGGGTCGTCAGGCTCTTGCAAAGGCGTACAGCGTACAGGACGGAAACGGTGCAGTACCGAAGATTGTCCGTGGCAACGTAACCGACCTCCTCATGCGCTTGCAGCCATTGGGTTGGTACTGGTTGGGTGGCTATGGTCGCTTCCGCGAAGCATCACTCCGCCGCATCGAGTCAGCATCAAGCATTGGTGCTAACTAATAACTAACCAAGCAGCCAACTACATGGCTGAAGGTTGAGACAAAAGCCCCTCATTTCCCCTAGTACGGGAGGTGGGGGGCTTTCGTTTTGCTATAGTCATATAACACGAAAGGTTTACAATGTCGATTTCTAACTACGCAGAACTAGCATTACTGGACACGCTCCGCAATACTTCATTTGCTGTTGCCGCCACATATGTAAAACTTCATACGGGAGACGCTGGTGAAGCAGGAACATCTAACGCTGCAACCGAAGCTACCCGCAAAGCAATCTCATTCTCGGCAGCATCATCTGGTTCTATGGCATCATCTGGGACTATTGAATGGGTAAACGTGGCAGCAACAGAAACCTACAGCCATTGGTCGCTTTGGGATGCAGCTACATCAGGCAACTGTTTGTGGACTGGCGCACTATCTACATCAGCAGCCGTGACCGCTGGTGACACTTTTCAAATCACTTCTCTCACGCTGTCGCTCGACTAGCCGTTAGGGGATAACCCCTTATGGCGCAATTAGCAGTCACAGGTTTTACAGAACCGTTTAGTGATACCCGTCCGTTTTATCGGGCAACCTATTTCCGTGTTGTTGGTCGTACCGCTACTGGTGTAGGTGATGGTTCTGCATCTGTCGCTTCAGGGTCAGCGCAGGTTCGTTTAGGTCAGTTAACTGACTTCAGTTTCCCTTACCGTTTCGGCGGTCGTTTCTATTTGGGTGTTCGTGCGGTTCTCACCGTTACTGCTACGGCATCGGGGACGGGGACCGCATCGTCTTTTGCGTATGTCTTAAAACAGCGGCAAGGCACAGGAAGCGGAACAGGAACTGAAACAGCCACAGCAATCAAGGTGGTGCCACGTTCGGCTACTGGTTCGGGTGTCGGCACGATGGATTCAACGGGATTGCATATTGCGCCTCGCACAGCGTCGGGCAGCGGTGTGGGGTCCACCACATCACAAAGTCGTTTAGACCAGTTAACCGACTTTAGTTTCCCGTTCAGAAACGGTGGACGCTTTTATCTTGGTGCTGCAGAAAAAATTATTCCTGTTAGAACGGCAATCGGCAACGGTACAGGCACATCGACTATTGTTGTCAACCGTGTTGTATTCAGAACTAGCAGCGGCGAAGGTGAAGGCACGTCGACATCGACGCGAATACTCACGGCTATACGCACGGCGGAAGGTTCAGGCACAGGGTCAGGGACTGTGGTTGGTGCAAGAACACGCCGAACTACAGCAACAGGGACAGGCGACGGAACAGCAACCGCCAACTGGGACAAGTCCCACATCTTCCGTGTCCCAATAACCGAAGGTTACCCATTTGCTGTCAGACTTTCTGAAGAATCACCAGACAGACTATTTGCACACACACCACAAGGTTCCCGCGCAAAAAACCTTTACCGTCTTATCGATGGCAGTTACACCACCACCGACCCGCGCAGACCAGAACGCATCACCCGAACATATTACGGCGGACACGACAATTTTCTTACGCAACCAGAAATCGATGAACTCACAGCAGCAGGATATGGAAGTAGTATCACCTAATGGCAACATTCAGACCACCGACCGACAACTTCGTAGTTCCAGTAATCGTCGGGGATTATATGGGCGGGTTACGGTTATCCAAAGACCAGCGTCTAGCAAATCGTCTTGGCGGCAGGATAGAAGCATCACCTCGTGGACGGAACATCTTCTTGCTTACCAACGGAACCTATACCGACAACCAACCGTCAAGCCTTGACATGGTTTCCAAAGTGTATTATGGCGGACACGACAACGAAATTGATGCTGCAGAAGTAGCAGCTTTAACCGCAGCAGGATATGGGGAATACATTTCATGAAACACAGGGAAACACATCCGAACCTAGACGTTGAAGGATGCTTCGGCTGCAGAGTCGCAGGTGTCCGCATGGGAACCAACACAACCACTAGCAGAGGGGCTAAGGTAGCGGAGATTAACCAAACAGAACGTAACTGGAACAAAGATATGCCAGCATACAAACGTCTTCGCGCTAACGGTTTGCAACCTAAGAGGATTGATGGTGCTGCCAACGTGGAAAAGAAAGCACAGGAAGCATGGCAAGTGGAGACAGGTATTCTTCCAACAATCTAAAACTTGTTGGGGTTGACATCCCTAAAGTCGGGTACGGCAAAATGGTTGTCGGGCTTAAGACAGCATTAGCCAACAAAGTAAACCTGTGTGACGACGCAGAACATGTGGTGTTCGCTCTTAGACCGAACCTTATTAAAGGCTGGTTG